AAAGCCGATATCTAAGAAAAAAGCGATTAGAATATCAGAAAAAATGATTAAAATTTTGCAAGAGGAATTAAGCGAATAACATATAAGGCATACGCAAGTAGGTGTATGTAGCAAGGAGAGAATATGAAGCCGTTAGAAAGAATATTCTTTATTGCTTGCATAAATGAGCAACGAAGAGTTTGCGATTTGGGGAATAGGGAATTTAGTATAAGGGTAATTGGAAACATATTCGAAAGGATTGGTTTTTCCTACAAGCAACTTATGTATTATGTTCAAAAATGGTCTGATAGAGGTTTTTATGATTATGGAGTTACTCTTGATTTGGGATGGTTTAATTTTGATAAATTAAATGGAGAGTATTTGGAAATTTATAAATCTACAACAATTACGACAAATTGGAAAGATGGAGAATTTGCAGAGTACATAACAAAGCAAACCTTTAAGGGCAAAGCGACAAATGCTTATGTAAAAACTGTTTTAGGAATTGCAGACGAAGGATTTTATTAAATATTGATTATGGCATATCAAAGCAGTGATATGTAGCAAGTGAAGTAGCGCTTTTATTTTTGTATTACAGAAATGAGGTGCTATTTTTTATGGCTTCAATTGAGTTGCAAAATGCGATAAATGGGTATGAGAAGTATATAGAGCGACACGGAATTACGGAAGAAGTGGTAAATGCGTATGTTTTGGCGAGTCAATCGGCACTTACTACTGAAAAAGACCGAGAATATGGGTTGAAAGTGTCAAGTAGGGCGAAAGAACTGATAGAAAAATTTGTTTTAGAGAATACCGGCGGTACAGTTTGGGATTTGGAACGCTATCAGCAAGAAAATGACACACTTCCGTATGATTTGGTAAATAAATACTATGATGTACTGAAATTTGAAAGTTTCTATTTGTTTGAAAGTTTTATTTACTATATGGAGCGCAACAGGGGGTACTCTAAACGCTTTTATCAGCCCCGCAGAAAGACTTTGAAATGCGTTGTTGATGATTTACAGGCTTTGGAAGATAAAACGGAAAATAGAGTGTTTTACGGACTTTCAATGCCAAGCCGCGTAGGCAAGAGTACTGTATGTATTTTCTTTCTTGCGTGGATAGCACTTAAAAGACCGAATAGCCATAGTGCTATGGGCGGTCATTCTGGTATTTTGGCAAAAGGGTTTTACAAAGAATTGCTTAATTTGATTACCACGCCGGAATACACTTTTAAAGAATTATACGATTTTTGGCAACCGGAATATGCAAATAAACCATTTCCAACAGATAAATCATCAGACGAATTTACAATTACGCTTGGTAGCCCGGATAGATTTGCAACAATAACTTGCCGAGGTATTGACGGAACTTGGACGGGTGCGGTCGATGTATCAAAAGACGGATATTTGTATGTAGATGACTTGGTGCGAGATAGAGAACACTCGTTAAGTCCACAACGAATGGAAAATACTTTTCAAGAATACCTAAACAAAATGGTTGACCGAAAAAATGACGGTGCAAGAGAACTTATGGTAGGTACTTTGTGGAATGTTTTAGATCCGTTGCAAAGAATTAGCGTGCAATATGAGTTGGATAATACTTATTTCTTCCGAAGAATACCTGCGTTAGATGAAAATGACGAAAGCAACTTTGATTACGAAATCAACGGATTTAGTACAGAGTATTACAAGCAAATGCGTGAAAGACTTGCAAATGCTGAATGGATGGCGAAGTATCAGCAACAACCCTATGTGCGTGAAGGACTTTTGTTTCCGCAGAATGAATGTAAGTTTTTTGACGGAATTATTCAAGATGGCACTTGGACGGTTACCGCATTGTGCGACCCTGCATTTGGTGGCGCAGATAAGTTGTCTATGCCAGTTAAATTAAAGCATCGTGAAAGTGGTTTTCAAGCAATTATTGATTGGGTATTCAAAAAAGGTACTCAAAATGTGACAGTACCGCTTATTGTGGATTCTATTATCCGAAATGTGATTACGGAATTGAAAATTGAGAAAAACTCCGGCGGTGGATTGATAGCAGATAGCATACAAAAAGAGTTAGAAAAGCGGAATTGCCATCATTGCAAGATAATTTTGTTTAGCGCATCCACAAGAGAACATAAAGAGGACAGAATCAAGGGTTATTCCGACTATGTAAAAGATAATTTTTATTTTTTGATGGAAAATCGGTATTTACCAACAAGAGAAGAAGATGATTTGGCAGGAATTAAGCGTTTTAGGCGAAGTGATATGTATACAGATGCTATGAATGAGTTACATATGCACACTTCCGAGGGTAAAAATCCCCACGATGATGCTGCCGATTCAATTACAAGTATGGCAAAGCAGGAAGAAAGAGAAGGAAACAAAGTCGAAGCAATAGCAAATCCGTTTAGAGGGGGATATAGTGGATATGGATACTAGAGAATGTATATTTTGCGGAACATTGTTAGATGAAGAAAATAAAAGTCAATATGCTTGTGATGAATGTTTGAAAAAAATAAATATATTAAAACAATTAACCAAAGCTGATAACGCAAGAGAAAAAATATCAAAAGCAACAAAAAAATATATGCGGAGAGAATACGATTACAAAGAAGAACGAGATAATATTGCTTTTAAAATGTTAAAAAATGGATTTGAATTTAAAAGTACTGACGAGATGTGTTTTGCAATGCAACTTGAAAAAGAAAAAATACGATATTTTCCAAATTACAAAATTGGAAATTATAGCGTAGATTTTTTGTTGCCAGATATGAAAAGAATAATTGAAATTGACGGAGAAATTTATCATACAAACGAAAACAAAGAATTTATACGAGAAAGAAGTATAATGTCTATGGTTGGCGAAGAATACGAAATCATTAGAATACCTGCATCGTATGTACCCAATTTTATAATTAAAAACTTAAGAGAAATAATTGAATTTATTGTAGATAAAAGAAATTTTGACAATAGATTTAGAGATACGAGATGGGACAAAAATTATTTGGAACAATATTTAAGTTTGCAACACCAAATTAGGAGGGCAATTAGATGACAACAAAATCATATTTAAGCCAAATTGAAAGATTAGACAGAATGATACAAAATAAATTGTCAGAAATATATCAGTTAAAAACAATGGCGTGTAGCGTTACAGTTTCAAATGATGGGGAAAGAGTTAAAAACTCTGGAGATAAAGACAGAATGGGTAGTACGGTAGCAAAAATTGTTGATTTGGAAAAAGAAACAGATGAACTTGTTGACAGTTTTGTAGAAAAAAGAAAACGTATTGTCGGACAAATAGACAGTATAGAAGATGTTGATTACTACCACGTGTTATCAATGCGATATATTGCTAGAGATACTTTTGAAACTATTGCAGAAAAAACAAATTGGAGTATTAGAAAAGTATTTAGTTTACACGGAAAGGCACTTTTAGAGTTTGAAAAACTATTTGGAAGTGAGTATTTATAAATTAAGCATAGATTTGCATAATATTGCATAAAATAACATATTTACATATGTATAATTGGAGTATAGCATAAGAATTGAAATAGTATATAGTCAAGGTGGAAAACGAGCATACAAGAAAAGTTCAATCATTTTTCACATAATAATTCACTCCTTATAAGCAGAAAGGCATTGTCAATACGGCGGTGCCTTTTTGTTTTGTGCAAAAGAGGTATCACAATGGCGGAAAGAGAAGAAAAAACAATATATTGTCCAAAATGTAACCGCAAGGCATTCACAATTTATGTTGGTGCAGGAATGGTTATGAAACATAAGTGCAGTAAATGCAATCAGTTAGTGGTTTACAATCCGAGATACGGAGTGAAGTTAAAACCGCTTGAAGAAAGACAGACAAGTAGCGGAATGAGATTTTATTAGATTGAGGTGTAATTATGGCAGTAGTAGTAGATGGAAAAGAATATGCGAATTTAGCAGATGCACCCGATTTGGGAAGTTGGGTAGCGACAAGTACAGATGCGAATAGACGGTCATACGAAGGATTGAGTGCTGATATTGCCAAATTACCGAAGTATGATGATTTAGGCACAGGAAGTAGTGCGTTGTGCGTTGACAATGGCGATTTTTACAAGTACGAAGCCACAACAAAGACTTGGTATAAACTGTAAGGGGGATTGAGGTATGGCAATGAAAGCAGAAGAAGCATACGCATTATCGAAATCCTATGTGAAGAAAACACTTGAAGGACAAGGCGCATTAAGGGGCGAAGATGGTGTATCTCCTGTTATTTCTGTAAACACAAGTACAGCAGATACATACAAACTTGACATTACGGACAAAAACGGAACGATTACCACACCGAATCTTGTTGGAAAACAAGGGGAGCGTGGAGAAGTTGGCGAAACCGGGGCAGACGGAGAAACACCGACAATTACCGAGAACGCAGATAATACCGAAGAAGTTTATAAATTAGACTTCACTACGAAGAATGGCACATTTACCACAAAGAATATCATCGGTAAGCAAGGTTTAGAGGGTGTAAGTCCTAGCGTGACAACAAATCCCGATAATACTGCCGAAGATTATAGATTAAATATTACTACAAAGGGTGGCACATTTACCACACCGAATTTGAGAGGACCGCAAGGGGAAATCGGACCGCAAGGCGAGAGTGCGGCAAGTGCAATCAATCCTCGTGGCGATTACGATGTAAATGCAGACCCGCATTATGCGATTAGTGATTATATAACATCTGCCGAGGGAAACACCTATGTATGTAAGAAAGACAATCCCGACAATGTTGCGCCGACAGACGGTACTGTAAATGATGAATTTTGGCAGATACTTGCTTTGCGTGGCGCACAAGGTATCGCAGGTAAAGATGGCGAAAAAGGTGCAGACGGAGTAACATTCACACCGAGCATTGACGAAAACGGTGTTTTGTCATTTACAAATAATGGTGGTTTGGAAAATCCTGAGCCTATTGATATTAAGGGCGATAATGGTGTTACATTTACACCTAGCATAGATGCAGACGGATATTTGAGTTTTACCAACAATGGCAATCTTGAAAATCCCGAACCGATTAAGGTTTTGGGAAAAGATGGTGTTGACGGTAAAGACGGTGTAGATGGCACAACATACATTCCTAGCATTGGTACGGTAACAACGGTTGAAAATAATGCCGATGCAAGTGCGGGAGTAACAGTTGACGAAGAAACAAAAGAAGCTGTATTCCATTTTGAATTTCCAAAAGGAGAAGATGGATTTAGCCCTATCGTTGAAACTGTTGAAAGTGAAAACGGACACACAGTAAACATTACAGATGTTGAGGGTGTGAAATCGTTTGAAGTGCTTAACGGCAAAGACGGAGTACAGATTGATGATGAAACTACAAGCACCGACACAGTTTGGAGCAGTAAGAAAACGAGTGATGAGATTAGTGCTCTTATTTCAGACACAAATCTCACTTCAACAACAAGTACGCTTTCAGCTTCTAAGATTATGTCTACAGTAAGAGATTCAGCAGTTGGTTTAGGTATGACAAAAAATGGAATACATACAATTCAAGAATTTTTCACCTTCCTTATTGATAAATATGGAAAGAAAGGTTGTATGGATGTTCAATGGTCGGATGCGAATGGTGCATATGTAAAACATGAAAACACTATTATTGGTATTAATGGCGGTATGCTTATATGGGATGGTACTGATGTAACTCCTGATTCAACGGGAGCATATCAAACAATGACAGCATTATATATACCTCATAGACGTAATCTATATAGCGAATCAGATAACTATAATGGTGTATATAAGATTTATTGTGTCGTTGCAGCAACTGCTGGTGTTGTTTCACATCAAGGTATTGAAATCATTGGTAATATAGATGATTCGTCCACTGGAAATACATCTTCAACTTGGAGCAGTAGTAAGATTGCTTCGGAGATTACTTCCACATATTTAATAAAGGATATTGCTGCTGGCGGTGAAAATGAAAAAACTGTTTCGTTTAAAATTCGCAAAGGATACTTTTCGACATACTATGCGAAGAGAACTTTTTTGCTATCAGCCAATATATATTCTTTAGGTTTTTCTAAACCTGTAATCGGTTTAGTTGAAATATTCCGTGATAGCACCGATGGTTATAATGGATATGTAGTTAATTTACAAGATACAAGA